CTTCTAGCAATTCTTGAGAAACGCGTATACTTACGCGATTCGTTACCATTCCGATCGAGTAATACGCCGGCGTCGCGTTCGTTGCGTGATTGACTAGACCAAACTTAAGTTGAGTGTCATCAACAAAAGGGACTTCGCCGGTAGTTAAATCATATTCAGTCGCGGCGGCGGATGGTTTTGTAACAGCCATCGGCGTAGCTACAGTATGTCCCACCGTTTTAATAACTCGACCCAGCCGGCGAAATACGTTCGCTTCAGTCAGAACGGATTGCGCGACCCTATCAACAGTTTCAGGCGCAAGGAATAACCCGTCCGCGCCGGACTGATAGCCGAGGTCTCTTTGCTCATTTGAAACGCCATAAAGTAAACCGCGTTCCGACTCCGTTAGAGTCAGCTCGCCGCGCTGGAGAGCCTTAAACGCTAAATAGTCGTAGTCTTCGTGACGCATTAGTTTTCTAGTATTCATATATTTGTTCCCTGGTCAAGATGGCGCGCAAAAGTAAAACGCGCGGCCGTCGCTCCGTTGTTGACTTTCCCAAATTTTAAGACTTCGCGTATCGATTGACGTTCCCGGATTCGCAGGAAAGGAAACTACGGAAACTTCAATAATCTCTAGCTCAGTAATTATTCGTAGCGGCGTAGTCCCCGCGCGCGCTTCAAACGTCTCCGCTAAACAGCGAAAGCCGAAAGACATAGACGAAAGTACGCCCGCCTTAACCAAGCCGACCATATCGCGAGAGTACGATGTCTCTACGCAGTCGATATAACAGCACAACCCGACGGAATCCACCGCCAAGCGTAGAGAGCCGTTCGTAGTCCGCGCCAACGGTAGAGATGAATCGTGATTCAAAAGCGCCATTACGTCCGCGCCTTCAATCGCGACAGTAAACGCCGCCGGCTCAATTCGTTCGGCAAAACTCCCCATATCGTACGCTTCCCAGGTAGACGCGTAACCAACCAAAGACAGCCCCGTATCAGATGGCGCAATATCAAGAGCTTCCGCACCAAACGAGCGCCGTTCAATCATTTTTTCACTCATTTTTTTCCCTCAGGTATAAACGTTTCACCTTCCAACGCCTCCCAGCGCGCCGCCATTTTTTCCAAGGTATCAGCCGGCACGCTATGAATTGACTTGAATTTATAACGCGTATTGACCACGCGACAAGAAATACCCAACGATTCGGCCATTTTTGTATATACCAACAGCTCCGAAAGCGTAGTAAACGTATTCGCAACGGCAACCGTAGCAAATTCGCCCGATTCAAGCGCCTCGCGCGTACGCGCTATGCAATCAGCGTGAGCCGCGCGCAATTTGTATCGATTGAATTTATATACGCCATCCTTGTAAAAAAACTGGTCCGCTTCAATTAAAGCGCCCGGACTCGCAATCGTTGCGGCATAGGTTGACTTGCCCGACCCAGGCAACCCGCGAACAAGTACCAAAGCAGGAACAACAGCCGCCGCGCGTATATTTGCACTCGCCGCCGGCGGAGCAATCACAGCGCCCGCAAAAATCAAGCGCGCCGTAGTCTCCAACATCAACGGAAACGACGCAAGAAGCATAGCCACCGCGGAATCAACCGAAACGGCGCCCGCCGTGACATCCTTAACTAGCATCGTGATCGCCTGGAGCTGGCCGACGCCAAGCGCGACAGCCTCCGCGCCTTGTGGCGCGCCATCGCGCGCAGGATCAGAAATAGGCGCAAAGTTCATCGGCGTACGGCAAACATCGCCGCCCGCTACCGGCGCCGCGCCTTCCTTAGCGCGTACTTCATTGATAGACATAAAGCCCAAATTTAGAGCCGTTGAATACGCAGAAAAACGGCCCGATAAATCACCGCGTACCAATTCGTCAAATGATATTTTTGACGTAATCAGCTCGCCGGCAGGAATCAACTTTAGCGCTACTTCCTCCTCCAGCCGAGCCGCCCAAGCCCCTAGCGTATGTTTCGTAAATTCAATATCCGATTGCTCAGCGCTGGCGTAACTCGCGCCCGACGCATCGCCGACCATTCGAGACGGCACACCAAAAGCCGCGCTAATTTGCTCGCGGCAATACCGGCGTAGCTCGATTAGTTGCGCGTCATCGGGATCGACCGAAATAGGCGTAAATTTGTATCCACTTTCCAAAATTGCAACGCGGCCCGCGTTGCGCGATCCGCCTTGCGTCGCAGTCCAAGAATCTTTCAGCCGCGAAAACGCCTCCGGCGTCAAAACGCCCGTAACTTCCAAGACTCCCGCCGGCCGCGCACCATTGCGAAAGAAATTCGCTACATACGCTTCGGATTCTAATTCGACGCCGATTATTTGGCGGCATAAGTTAATAGCCGAATCACCTAGCAGACCATCGGCAGATGATCCGATGAGATGAAAAATATCGTAAGCCGGTGAAGTTATTTGACCATCGGCAGAGCCGCTATAACGGTATACCACTTCCCTATTAACCCGCTGGACTTCCATTAAATCAGGCCGTAATTTATGAAGCGCAATTACTCGCCCGCTGGCGTCCCGTTCAATGAATGAATAGGCATTACCGTATAGCAGACAGTCAATGAGCATCGACTGGCGCCACGTCATAGCCCCCATATAGCTAGCCGGCGCGCGATTCAATAACGCATACAAGGGATGAGCGCGTACCGCCTGGTCAATGCCCGAAACATTCGACAAAATCCGCCATTCCATACGCGCGATAGACTGCGAAATCAGATTAACGCAAGCGTGAACCGTAGGGGCCGCGCGCGCCTCCTCAGGCGAAATATAGCGCCCCGTATCAGAATAACTAGAAATATACGATTGAACCCCGCCCGTAGGCATACCCACAGGAGAATTATCGACCATTGGCCGATTAGTAAATGCAGAAATTGCGCGCGTCCAAAAGCTCATAGCATTAAAAAACCGCGATCCGAGTAAGGAGAAGGTATAACGGAAGAATGATCAAGGGCAACCCCTAGCGCAATTATCGCCGACACGATCGGATCGATTTTATCCCCGCTCCGACGCTTGGACGGCCGTATATTTTGATTACTATCAAGCTCAATAGTTACGTTTGAAAGCGCCCAGGCAAACAAGGGATTTTTTTCGTGGCGTAGAACGTGCGAAGTTACCGCCGCCTCGAATCGTTTTGTGGGCGTACTCAGTTGCGCGTAAGACTGCGGAACACGAAACAGCTTAAGCCCGTCCGCTTCTAATTGTTGCGATATGCCTCCCGCGTTGGCAGGATCGTACCCCACCGCCACCACTTTATTAGCGCCCGCTATCCGCAGAATCTCCGAACGCATAAAACCGTAGTCCGTTACGTTGCCTGGCGTCAACGTTAAAAAACCATCGCGCGCCCAATCGAGATACGGCACACGATGCGCCGCTTGACGTAATTCGGCGCGGTCCTCCGGCGCGTATGACCACGAACGCAAGTAGTAGACCCCCTCGCCCATCCAAATAGCCGTTAATGATGTTAGATCGGAAACCTCGCCAAGATCGAACCCCAAATAGCAAGGTAATAGCGCCAAATCAGTATCCAATATCTCCGATTCGCACAAATCCCAATCCGCCATACGTAGCCAGCGCAAATCCGAAGATACGTGCTGATTCAAATGTAGCGTGCGGAATGCCGTTTCAAAAGCAGGTTGATCGTGCGCGCGTTTAGCCTCACCGCGCAGGAAATCTATAGGAAACGTAACGCCGAGAGATGGATTCGCCTTTGCCCATAATTTTTCGTCCCGCCAATCCTCCAGTTCATCCAAAGAATAAATAACCGGCAGATATGACGGCGTATCGAGTATCCCGTCGCGGACCTTACAAGAAAACGAAAACAAATCCGCCTCCAAAGACTCGCGCCGAGTACCCGCCGTAGTAATCGACAAAAGTAAAGGTTGAGTACGCGCGCCCATTGACGTTTGTATAGCCTCCCACAGCTCGCGCCGATTGTGCATAGCGTGAACCTCATCACATATCGCAAATGAAATATGCAAGCCGTGAGCCGTAGGGGCATCGCTTGACATAGGCAACCAAGAGCCGCCCTCAACAGGACATAGAATTTTATGCGCGTAGACTTCCAACCGAGAAGATAACTCCGGTTCGGCGCGTACCATCGCCTTAGCCCGTTCAAAAACTAGCTTCGCTTGCGCGCGATCCGCCGCAATAGAAACAACCTCCGGCGTAGGTTCGCTATCGCCGAGTAAATGGTATAAGCCCAGCGGCGCGCATAATTCCGTTTTGCCATTTTTACGCGGAACCCATACGCCGCATTGCCGATAGCGGCGAAGCCCGCGCGAATCCAGCCACCCGTATAAATTTGAAACTAGAATAACTTGCCAAGGTAACAGCCGAAAAGGCTTACCCGCCCAAGAGCCTTTAGCGTAATGACATAAGCCCTCGATAAAATCAAGCGCGTGCGCGGCCGCCTCAGGATCAAAAGTATACCGCCCGCCGGCCGTCCCAATGGCATCATATCCCGGTATAAGGTTCACACTTTCGGCGGAAATCTTCGCGCGCGTCAATTACGAAACCTCGAAAGCAGTTTAAGTATACGGACTTGCAAAACCAAAATAGAAACAGAAAGAACAAGATGAACAATAGATAGATAAATCATTTTTTAGCCCTCGCAAATAAACTAGCTTTCGTATTCGGCGCGTTCAACTTTCCGACAATCAGCCGAGCGCGCGCCGCTGGTGTTAATCCGAACTCCGTTAGGCCTCGATTCACCGCGTCCCTCAGCCGGACCGAATTAGCAACCATCGCCGAAACGGAAACGCCGACTAACTCGCCGCCATCGTCATAACGTAAAACGGAATAGACCGCCCGCCCGACTCGCGCTATCTCCGCTTGATTGTCGCAGTACATAGCCCAATTCTCGCATAACATCGCTAATTCCATTTCATCCGCGCGCGTCAATACTCGCATAGCCGACAGCATCGGCGCAAGCCGCCGCCAGGTATCGAGCGCGACACCAACAAGAAACGTAGGAGGTTCCACCGTTTCAGATGGCGCTATCGGCTCGAATCCGCGCGTAGTCTCAACAGTATAAATATCAGCCGACGCCGTTAAGAGCGCCGTAGGCTTACGCTTTCGCCCCCTCACGCGCGGAGCCTTCCGCGCACAGTCTCGCAAAATAATACCGCCGCCTCACGATCACGAAATACGCGAGAAGCGCGACACGCGCGCCCGTTATATTTTAATGATGGCGCGTCAAAATCGACAAAGTAAACAGCGCCACCCGCGCCGGCAATCGCCGCCGCTGGCGGCAGAAATTCAACTACCCAGGCTATTTCAGGTTGAGGGTACGGATATTTTTTCTTCGCTTCAAATAACGCGCGCCGCGCATCATCGTAAGCAATGCCGCCCAAAGTCTCTACCCACAAATCCCGCAAAGAATTAGACCACGTAGCCCGCGGCCATAACTCGCGAATGAGTAACCGTAATTCATCGCTAAGCACTTGCGCCCCCTAACTTCAAAGCGCCGATAGCCCGCCCACGCGCCGTAACTTGGCCGCCCGTTTGACCCGCCGAAACGCGCGACGCGTATTTTTTACGCAACGCTTCAACCTTGTTTAGTTTCAAATCTCCACCGCAAGAATAAAAGCGCAAAAGTACAACGCTTAAATCAGCTTCAGAAATTGAGCCGCCGACTACCTGGCGTATCGACTCAGCATTATCCGCTACCGGATGATGCCAGCCACAAAACGCGAGCCGGACGAACGCGCCTAACTGTTCATTCGTTAACGTTTGCACCGAGCCTAGAAATTCATCAGTAAACAAAGGTAGATAGGGAGGTAAAATCATTTTTACATATCCTCGACTTGAATTAGATTATGAAACTTGTTTAACATATCGGCGCGATATTTTTTTGGCATTGACTCCCAGCGCGCCGCGGCACGGTAGACCGCGTTCGATGGCGCCGAGAGAATGCGCGACACTTCCGCTATAGAAACATCCAAACCATAAACGCATAGCCCGACGTAGACAGCGCGACGCCGAGAAATCTCGCGTAGACGTATTTCGGTATTCCAATGCGGAAGCGCTCCGCACTCGCGCAATACCAAAGTATCAACGCAAGAAATACAGGCAGATTGGCAAGAAGTTAGAATGGCAAACCCTCCGGTAAATTTTTCGCCTTAGTCGCAGGATATAAAAGCACTAATTCCCCGCGCGCCGTTCGCCCTGGCTTAACGGAATACTCGACTAGCCCGCCCGATATGCGCGCCGTATCCGCATCGCTATAAACAGTCTCAGACCAAGTAAACGCCTCGACAGATTGCCCGCTATCGTCATCCACCAAATCAACCATATATTGAACCCACGCGCGCCCCGTTGACTTCGCAACGCCGCGGCGAATCTCACACGCAACAACTCGACCGATAGCCCCCCCGCCGGCGGCAGCTGGCCCGATTGCCGCCGGCGTAGGAACTTTAACCGGCGGCAGTTCAACGCGAGACGCCGCGAGACTCGCCGCAGGTTTTTTGATTGTATCGCCGCCCAAGCGGCCCCATTCCGCGCCGAGGTTATGAGGTTCCGGTCGATCCAACTCCGCGCGCTTTTGCTCCGGCGTTTGAATAATGGCGCCCGGAATAGTCTCTATCTCCGATTCATCAAGAACGCCAAGGCCCGCAATAGACAACGTAGCGCGCCGCTTGGCTTTTGTTTCAGCTTTCATTACTGCATTTGCGAGCGCGTCACCCTTCAAACCATCAATAGCCACCGCGCCGGTAGCGCAATCAATCCGCCCTTTTGCGTTTTGAACTTTACAAGTAACAACATAAACGCCGTTCACGCTTGAATGATCCAGCGCCGTTACGCTTATCCCGTTGATTACGCGTAATTGTTCCGTACAAGACTTCGTAGCGTATAAAACTTGCTTGCCGCTTAGCGTCAAAAATTGGAACGGTTGAGTAAGAGGATCAAGCCCCAGCCGTTCGCATATTTGCCGGTAGTAGTCCACTTTATCCGATGGACTCAGCGCAGAAATATCGCCCTTCGTTACGATTCGTTCGATTAAATCAGACATTTTTTCCGCTCCTATATTGGATTTTATAATGTTCAAACAGTAAATTCAAATTCGCCAAAAGAAATACGCTCAGTTGTTGGTGTTCCTTATAACGTTCCTTCAAACTGCCCTCACACTCAAATTTTTCCAGCTCTTTGAGACGGATTTTTAGCAGTTCTATTTTTTCTTCCAAGTATTGAGAAACGCTAGTAAATCGGGAACCCTTTATAGAATTTTCAATATCTTCTAACTGTTCCGTAGCCGTTTTGTTAATCAACGCATACCCTCCCAAATTGTTAAATTTTGCCCGTGACCGTGAACGCCCGCGCGCGCGGACTTTCGATAACCCATATTTTTAATGAGACCGCGACGCGACGCCGCGCCCAATCGACCGCCCATACCCTTAGTTACCGCGACGCCTGGCAACCGCTCCCAAACATCATCGGAAGTAAACGGCGAACAACTCGCCGCAAGAGATTCAATAGCCATATCTACCGCCATAATCTCCACCGCAGACCATTTAGAAATAGCAACGCGCGCCGAAGCCGCCATACCGCGCGCTTGCCCAGCGCGGACCGCCGGCGAAACGTCCCACGATGGCGCCGAATCAGGATGCGCCGAAGCTCGCAAAGTAAATAGCGTATTTTCAATCACGCGCCACCTCCCCGCGCGCAATCCCAAGCGCCAATAACGACGCGCACGCCCTTAGCCGCGGCCATTTGAGAAATGGCAGATACACGTACCCGTAGATACGGATTATCAATCGGCGCGCCGGTGCGCGGATGCAGAACCACGCTCCCGTTATCGCGAATATTTTCCGACGCCGCCAAGTAATCAATGATGGCATCGGCGTAAATCGTTGCAAAATCCACGCGTAGCGCCGGATTATCACGAATTAAAACCGCCACTATTTGCGCTTGCAATTTTGGCGCAATCGGCGCCGGCGCGTTTTTTACTTTGCCCATACTTTCACCCTCCCGAACAGCGCGAGCGTTGAATCATTAAACGCGCGCCCAGCCTTAGACGCGGCAAACGTATCGGACATCGAACACGAATCCGGCAAGACCGGTAGATCAACTTCTAACGATTCGACCAAATCAAACTCTGGCCCGCCTTCCGATAAATCAAATTGCTCAAATCGCGGATTAAAATTTAGATTCATAGAGCCGCGAAGTAACAGCCGGTAGCCGCTCTCCGAATGAATGCGGATCATTTTGGAATGGTTGACAACGTAGCGGACCGAATCCCCGCCGAACGTTTTTTTCCAGTCTTGTACCCCGTTCGCATTATATTTTTTTTGAATCGTTCGTATTGAGCCGTCAACTATGAGCTTTCCGGCGCTTAGCCGATCGTCAGTACGTAGACGGTTCAATATGTCCACTTCGTAAGACGCGATAGCCCAAGTCCAAACCGAGATTTTAGAGCGCCCTACCTGGTCCAGGCAATGTAGCGCCGCGTCAATCATCGACCATTGGCCGCGCGTCACGGCGAATAGACACATACCGCGCGACAGCTCGCCGATATCTTCGCTAGCACACTTGAAACCCTCCACCGCGCGCCGCTCTCGCGACTCGCGCCGAACGCTAGTCATAGTTGCGCCCCCAGCTCGCGCCCCGCGGCCGACGCCGCGCGACATTCAGCCGCCGCAAGATTCGCGGCCGCCGCGGCAGACACGGCGCGAGCCTTGCCGATTCGAACATCCCGCAAGACACGGAATGAGCCGTCGCACTTGCTCACCGCTTCAAATAGTTTTACTGCTTGCGCTGGCGTAATCATCGGTCCCCCTTCCGGCGAACGACATCGCGAGGGATCGAAGTATCGTCCTCACCCATCGCGACATCCAACAGGATGAACAGACCGAGTACGCAAAACAATCCGAGTACGTATTCCATTACTTGCCCCCCCGCTTGTTACAGTCTGTTACAACCCGCGCGGCCATCGCCGCATCGGCGCCGACGCCGAGAAATTCGCCCCTAGTCACCGTAACAGATAGAGGCGCTTCAATCGCTAACTTGACCGCGGCACCGGCGCGAGCGATGACAACGCGTACGGAAACCTCACCAAACGACAGAAAAACACTCTCGCCAATTCGGCGCTCTAGCACTAAATTACCCATTTGTTAAAATTTCCCTTCGATTTTTGAACAAATAACGGCGGAAGGTTATTCCGATGCTATATGTTATGTAAAACGCAAGATACAGGATATGAAGCACGTTTTTATTCATTTAATTACGTTGACCTACGATTAGTAGTGGTGAAGCGCGCTAGCTCAGCTTCAGAATTTAAGGCGCATAATTTCGCCCTTCCAGCGGCCTCAGAGTGGACCACAGTAACCCAAGAATGAGTATCGAGTAGCGCGACTCGCTCTACCATTTCCCAGCGGCCATTAGCGCTATTTTTCGCAACAACCATAGGATAAGTTCGCCGCGACTCAATCAAATTTTGAGCGTAGCGAATTCGTTCGAGCTGGCGCGGAGTCATACGGATAATGTAACACATTCCCAAGAAATATCGACTGAATTAGGCAAGAATAAAAAATAATTAGTCATAATTTTAATTATGAACCACCTCGCGCTGGTCGAAAAAATCTCAACTTGGAATTTTGCCCGAATTCGTAAAGAGG